TTCAAAATCAGGAACAGCAATTCTTAAAACTCCATCAATTTTTAGAATTCTATTCCATTCTAAAAATAAATTGATAATTTCTGTTCTTTTAAAATGTTCTAAACTATGAGATATATATATTTCTTTTATATTTGAATTATTAAATATTGATAAATTTGTAAAATCTAGTTTTAAATCAGCTATATTAGATAATATATCAATATTTATAAAATTATCTAATTTTAGTTTCCCACAACCAAGATGTAATTTCATTTATATAATACATATTATATTATACAAATGAAATTAAAACGCCCATGATTCCTATATTTACAAATAATTATTTATTATAAGTCAGTGTTTTAAATGTTCAAAGGTGTAAGATAAATATACATATCTTTCAAATTGTTTCAATAAAGTTAATGCATATTTAACCTGTTCATTAGTGATTTTATATGATACTGGTTTTCTGCTATCTTTTAATTGATTTATCTTTTTTATATCTATTAACCCACCTTTTCAAACTAATTCTAGAGCATTCAAATATTTTACAAGTTTTTGATAAATTTTTAGATTTATTAACATAATGTTTTACAGCAGTAATTTTATAATCTTCACTATGATGTTTAGGCATATTATATAATTAGATTAAATAATATGTTCATTTTAAATCTTCAAGGGTGTAAACCAAAATAATCATCTTAGCCAATATATATCTGAAAATAGTAATATAACTATTGATAATGATAATGATAATGATACTGGGACTGGGACTGGGACTGGGAATGAGAATGAGACTGAGAATGAGAATGAGAATGGAAATGGAAATGAGAATGATAATGAAAATGATAATGGAAATGGGAATTTAATTAATAGATTAGAACAACAAAAAACTATTTTTAATCAAATTAAAGATACTATTAAATTATCAAAAAAGGATAAGGCGGTATTATCATTAAAATATGATGATTTAAGTTTTAAAATAAATATGGTTCAATTAAGTATAATATTATTTTCAACATTAATAACATTTGTTGAAACAATTAAATTACAATATGGGTTAAATGAAAATGTTGGGACATTAATTCCTATAATATTTTCTACATATATAGCCCTTATATTGGCTATATTTCGTTTTCTAAAATGGGATGATAAAAAAGAAAATATTTCAAATAATTTAGAAAGATTTTCATTTGTAATAAATAAATGTAGAAAAACTAAGCATTATATAACTAATTTTACAATAAATAATTCAAATATAAAGCAATGGGATGATTTAATATCAAATTATGAGAATGAAACATATGACTATTTGATTACAACTCGTGAAAATTTTGATAATATTATGACATATCGTGAATTGGTATATTATAGAGAAAAATTAAGAACATTATATATCGAAGAAAAATTTATTAAAGATGATATTGATAATATAGAATTAATACAAAATACACATCGCAATTTTAATGAAGACTCATATTGTTGTGGAATTAAATCTAATAAAATAAATTATGATTTATATTTAGATGATTTAGAAAATAAAAAAAATAAGCCCAATACATTAATTTTATAAAAATAACAATAAATTAAATAAAATAAAATAGTAGAGTATTATAATGAACACTGAAAATTATGTAAATTACGAACCAAATATTTGGAACTATGAACCAATTAAAAAAAGTTCAAATTGTTATCAATATATGTTAAATATTTTAGATAAAGATAGAATTTTAAAGTGTAACAATGATTTACAAAATGATAAAAATAAGAAAAATTGTGGACAAATTGGCCTAGCATGCCCAGATGATAAATGTAAAAAAATAAAAGACCAATGTGAAAAATATAAATATATAGTAGAAAATAATAAATTAAACCGTCACGTATATACTTTAAATAATTATAATGATACATGTATTTCAGGATACTATAAAGGTGCTATATTTTTTGCCCCATTAAAAGAAAAAAATGATGGATTCCATTTTATGCGACAAGATAATAATAATTTATGGAGTCATAAATATAGTTATGGGGATGCTACGGATAAAGATTTAGATAAAAAAATAATAATAGACCCTATGACAGCTAATTTAGATTATAATTATAATCCAGATAAATGGTGGAATTTTAATAAATTATGCGGGACTTTTTGTATACAAGAAAATAATATAGATAATAAAGTATTAGATATTATACCAAGTATGCAATCGCAATCGCAATCATAATCGCAATCATAATCGCAATCATAATCGCAATCACAATAGCTCATTATTATTATTAAAAATGAATATTTAAACAAGTGATACATATCATGGAGTAATTATTTTCAATATATTTTAATATATATGTATATGTTATAATATCATATTTTTTAGCATATGATTTTAAATTACTTATATTTATAAAATCGTCTTTATCTAAATTATTATTACAGAAAAAACATTTATATGATTCTAATATATTTTTAGATCTATTTAATTTCCATTCATTTAGTTGCATATAATCTAATGAATAATTAATTGATTTATAGTAATATAATTTTCCAAATGGTCTAATAATATATTTTGGGTTAATATATTTTTTTATTATATTATATTTATGTTTTTCGCATAATAAATGCTTATTATAATATGATGTAATAGACGTTTTATAATCACAATAGTCACAATAATAGTAATTTACATCATAATTATTATGTAATAATAAATATTCATATTTAAAATCACATGTGTATTTTATTAATAAATCTACTATAGGATGTTTTAATCCTCTATAATAAAAGATAATTTTAAATATAATTTCATTTGGAAGGTGACATTTATTTTGTAGTAAATATAATAAATGTAAAAACATAAACTATTATATTAATTTATTTTATTTATTTTATTTTACCAAATGTAATACCGTATTTATCTTTTTTAGAATGTTTATTATTTATTTTTGTAGTTCCATCTCCTAAATATTTTCTTTCTATTAAATAATATTCATAATTGATATTATATTTTTTAATTAATTTAAATTCATCTAATGTTATTTTACCTCCACCTAAAATAAATACTTTAGTTATATCTAGTTTCTTATGTATATTAACCCATTTTAATGTATTCGAACATGGTTCATTATTGATTAATCCACCATATTTACATCTACTACTATATACATTATGCCAATAAACAGATTTTACAAAATCCGGCACTCCCCATTTTTTAGCCTCCATAATTTGAATCATACAAATATTTAAATCCTTTCTTTTTTGATGTAAAAGATAAAAAACATATCCAATATCTGGATTAGCTTTATCGGGATAATCACCAAAATATAATATATTAGAATTTAAAGGAATTTGATTTGATATATTATTTATAATAGACTTGATTGTTATAATATTTCTAAACTGATTTTTACTCCCATTTCCAATAATCATGAATATATTATTATTTTCTAAGTTTTTTATAAAGTCATAAAAAGATAATGATGTCATTATATAATATAAATAAATAAATATAGAAATGAATAAATAAAATAAAATATATGACTAGTTGGATATTTATTAATGTAATAAGTATAAAAAAAAATTATAATATAATTATATAATAATATGACAGATAATACAGCTAAGAAATCTAAGAAAGAAAAGGCTAATGATAAGGCTTCTAAGGATGCTGCTGATAATGAAACAACTAAATTAGTATCAGAATTTACTAATACAATAACTTATTATAATAAATATATAACACAAATTAAATCTGATTACAGTCAAAAAAATATTAGTACAGAAGCACATATATTAAAAATATTAAAAAAAATTATGATAAAACTTAACATTGAATAACTTACAAATTAGAATTATCACTAATTATTTTACCTTTTTTTAATTTAATAATTCTATTAACATATTTTAATAAATCACTATCATGTGTTATTAATATTAATATTTTATTTTTAGAAAATAATTTTATAAATTTAATTATTTCTTCTTTTGATTCTTCATCCAATGATGCGGTTGGTTCATCTAATATTATTACTTTACTATTTCTCATTACAGAACGTATTAACCAAACAATTTGACGTTGTCCTCCAGATAAATGGGAGCCATGTTTTCCAACTTTTTTATGCATCATAGCTTTGAATTTTTTATATATAACTGGAATATTAATTTGTTCAAGTATAGTATAAATTTCTTGTTCTGTTATTTTTTTAGTTGTTCCATATACTAAATTTTCATATAATGTTCTATTAAATAGTTTAGGATGTTGTGGTATAAAACTAATTAATGTGCGTAAATTATCAATATTAATACTATTGATATTAACATTATTTAATAATATTGCGCCGGATTTTACTAGTTTTAATCTTACAAGTAAATTACATATTGTTGTTTTACCACTCCCAATTGTTCCAACTAATCCAATAATATCATTTTTATTTATAGATAAATTTAAATTGTCTATAATATTATTATCTTTATTATAGTAAAATGTAACATTTTTTAATTCGATATTAGTTATTGTTTTTAATGTCAATTTCTGTTCTTTAATTAATTTTGGTAAATTATTTATAAAATCATTAAATAAATTTAACCGCCCCTTGATATCAATAAAATATCTAGTATCATGATATAAATTCATGAATGACCCCAATAATGAATAATTTATTATTATTATCGCAATTAATGTTTCTATAGTTATTTTTTTAGTTGTATATATGTGAATAGCATAAAAATTTAGTACTATAAATGATATGGCAAAAAATATAGTATATAGCATTCTATATCTATTATTACAGCGCATCAAATCTTGTTGGCTTTTATATACAGATGTATTATATTTAGATAAACGATTTTTTTCGAATTGTGTTTTACGAGAGGTATATACTGATATAAGATTTGATAAAGTATCTTCTATTTCTTCGTGTATTTTATCATATTTATTTTCAGAATTTACAACATATTTGGTACAATCCTTTGAATAAAAATATGCTATTATAAATAGTGACAATATACAAGCCAAATATATTAATCCTAATTGTTTATTATAATAAAATAAATACGCGAAACTTGATACTACTATTAATATATTTCGTAACAAAAAATCTTCGGTAATATCTATAATATCTTCTAATAGCCATGGAGATTTTATAATTTTAGTAATCGTATCTCCCATATTAAGTTCTTCATAATCATTTTTATATCTATCAATTAATGTTCCTACCATTTTATCTCGTATAAATGATGAGAAAATAGGTATTAACCGTGATTTTAAATATGTCGAAATAAATTTAATTATTTCAATAGTTATCCAAATTACTATTAAAATGATTAAATATTGAATCGTAACAGGCATATTATCAGATTTTATTGTTGATATTAGTTTACCATATACGTGTGGCATACCAACTTTATTTATAGGCAAATATAATAATGATAATAAATAAAATATATACCGTATATAGTATTTTTTAAAAAACTCATAAAAAAATAAATATATCATAACTTAAAATAATATAATAATTTAAAAATATATTTATAACAAATAAAATAAAGCTCAAATTTTATGAATAGTAAAATTATATTCCTTATTTTTATCTATATTAAAAAATTGTATTTTTAAATTATTTTTAGAAAAATCCAACATTACGCATCCTAAATTATTTGAAATATATTTTAATTCTTTATATATATTAAAATTAATTAAATCATTTTTATCATAATCTCCACCAACTCCCGAAATAATCATATTTGGTTTATCTGGAATATAAATATGCTGTTGGTATTTTAGATGACCACATATTATTAAATCTATTTTATTAGACAATTTGTCTGTATTAAAAATAATTTCATAAAATTTATTTAAATTATTATTACTACTAGTATCACTATTGTTAATATCATATGGATAATGAGTATAAATAATATTCCATCTAGCACGACTATCCAATACAGTATTAATAAACCATTTCTCCTGTATATTTTGTATATCTTTTGATAATTTAGTAAAATTACTATCAATTGCTATAAATTCTATTGGGACTTTATTTAATATCTTTTTAAAACAATAAAAATTATTTGGCAAAACCCATTTTTTATTAATTTTACTAAATTCTAATTGTGCCTTTATTATATTTTTAAATTTATAATCTTCATTACCAAATATATTGTAAAATTTAACTTTATCTAATATATTTATATATGGACTAATAAATTTATTTTCAAACTCTTTTTCTGTAATATTATCACTATCACTATCAACGTTTAAAATGTTATTACCTAAACCTAATATTATTTTACAATTAAATTTTGTAATTAAATATTCTAATAAATTAGCTACTTTATATTGATTAATGTCGCCTGTTCCAAAATTACCTAGACATATAATGGAACTCATAATATTATGTTATATTTTCTATATTTATTATTATTTATTATTTATTATTTATTTATTACAAGTATTAATTTATAATTCTAGTATATAATAATCATTTATTATACGTGTTAATTTATAATTCTAGTATATATGAATCATTTATCAATGATTGTTGATATATTTTATATATAATATTAGCATTAACTTCAGGATTAATTATACATTTA